AATAATCTATAGATAAAATTACATAGTGTTCTGGTAGTTTTTTGTAATCCCCTAGTCTAAAGTGCATCGAAATAGGTTTATCTTCATTGATCAGACTCGAATATTTGTTAGTTAGTTTAACCTTTAAGGTGTCTATTTGAAGTAATCTATTTATTGTTTGAAAATAAATGTCAAAATATTTAGAACTTTGGAAGTAACCTCGCAATATCTTTATTTTTTTTTCTGAAACAGGTAATGGTAAAGGTAATGCATTGTATATAAATTCTTTTTCATTTATTATTGCAATATTGTCTTTATTAATTAATTCTGGATCCAATAAATAAGGTTTCAAACATGATAAAAATGTATTCCAATAAGTGTATCTATTTGTAACTGAGCTTTTCAGTTCTTTTATATTTGAAAAAAAGAATCTAGAATTTGTATTATACGCATAAGCAATTGTAGTATAAATTTGAAATAATTGGTTGCCTAATCCTCCTTGTAAATTGCAAGTTATCATTATCTTGAATATAATATTTCAGATTATATTTAAGTATTTATTTATTATAATATATATTTAATTCCTAAGCCAAAGAAATTTCTTTTGAACATGAAAGAAATTTCCAGAAATTTCCGGAGTATTTTATAAAATTGAAATTAATTTTTTCATTACTTATTCTATAAAATCATTATTTATAAAAGCTCATACAATTGATATATTTACAATGAGTCATTTTAAAGTTTACTATCCCGAATGCTCCCAAAATGAAATGAACAGATGTTCTAGAAAAATTTTAGAAGAAAAAGAGGTTCTTGAAGAACAAATACTTTTAGCTCGCATTAACCAATTGCCTGAATTCCTTCAAATGCTGGTCGGCGATTTCTCACCAGTTGTAGAAGAACAAAAAACCTTAGTTAAATTCGAGTTTTTTGACAACTGGGTAAATGAAAATACTCATCGTATAATTGATCTTCTTAAAGGCTGGACAAAGCCACAAATAGGCTTCGTTCTTAATAGCATTATTCAACTTGAAATCCCAAATTTTGATGGGTATTTAAAAGGAAAATCGTGTTATCAACATTGGCCAGCCTCACACATGCGAAAACAAATCAAGGTTTATATCAGTCACCGGACTAAAAAACAAAGACCTGACATCATTGCTGACATGAGAGGAGAAAGCACTTACGTTGTTCACAAATTTGTGCCATGCAGAGCCAACCCAGATTTTGATGAATGCCCGCCTATTCGCGTTTGGGGAGCTTATAAAGCGATTGAAGAATTCGATAGCCGCTTGAAGGCAAAAAAAACGAAAAAAACGAAAAAATAAAGTAGTTTATAGTTTAGTTTAGTTTAGTTTAGTTTATAGTTTAGTTTATATAGTAATTTAATTAATTTAATTTTTATTTTTTATTTTGGATTTCTCTTATTTTGGATTTCTCTTATTTTGGATATCTCTTAGCTCCTTATGTTTATTTAGATCCTTCATCGGATGAAATGCATGCGTATCTATTAGCTCATGGTCATCTTCTTTTTCAAAAAATACATCTCTGTATGTTATTGTTTCAAATTCTTTTGGCTGAGCATACGATAATTTAAAATGATTAGTAATTGTCGGAAATAATGCCTCCAAAAAGAATAATGTATTATATTTTGATGCATACCATCTGATACACTGTAATAATGTATTAGACATTCTTGTTATACACATCATACCAGCAAACCATGGTTTTTCTATTTTTACATCTATTAAAGGCCATAGCCACTTTTTATTCATCGATTTATTTGTATTAACATTGTTTTTATCAAAATCACAATTGGCAATTAGATCTTGATTCGGATATTTTAAATCCAAGTTTCTTAACACTTCTTCTCTTAAAAAAAATACATCATCTTCAATAAACCACACATATTCATATTTTAACGGCATAATCACCGAAAAAAATAACAATGCTTTATCCCAACCACTAACCATTTTATTTACTCCTATAAAATTTACATTTTGAAATCCTTTATCTATACAATGCTCATCTTTAAGTTGAATAAAATTTAGCTTTTTATATTTATCTGCCTTTGTTAGTTCAGTTAAATCATTATCAGAATCTACGATAATATAAATATCGTAACTAACAAAAGCAGTCCCTGCCTTAGCGAAGCAAAAGCCTTGTGCAAAGTCTTGTAGAAAGTCTAGATAAATTTCATCTGGTTCTTTTACTATTAGTGCAATAGCTTTTTTCATTATTTGTATAATATATAATATTAATTTTGAATCTTTATTATATTTGTATAATTATATAATTATATAGTAAATGAAAGGTCTTAGTTTTCCAGTTAGATATGTTCCAAAAAAATTATCAAAAAAGGATAAACAAAAACAAGTCAAAATGCTTTTAAAGTCAAAAAAATTATATAAAAAAAATAAATATTTCACACGCAAAAATATATCATCTTATAAAACTAAAAAATCCAGTCACATATTAGATGCGTATAGAATCTACGATATTAAAAATGTTACACCTAGCAAAGAATTATCCCAAAAAACAGGTTGTTCATTGTCTGCTCTAAAACAAATTGTTAAAAAGGGAGAAGGCGCGTATTATTCTTCCGGTTCAAGACCCAACCAAACACCGCAATCATGGGGTCTAGCGCGTCTAGCCAGTTCAATAACTTCAGGAAAAGCAGCCGCTGTTGATTATGATATTATTGAAAAGGGATGTGATCATAAAAAGAAGGCATTTATTTTAGCAACTAAATCGAGAAGAAAAAATAAATTTGGGCAATCAAAAACTAAAAGAGTTGCTGTTTAAATGCATTTAAAAATATATTAGATTATAGTTATAAAATCTTGATGTTTTTTACTTGAAAAATGCTCATTTTTTCCTGATCTTTGAATAATAGAACCACATTCACATGTAATTAATTCTTTATTTTTTTCTAATATTATTTCTTTATTTTGTTGATACCATAATTCTTTATTTAATTTAATTTTCTCTTTATTTTCCTCGGCATATTTTTTATTTTGTTTTATTATTTGCTCCTTATGTTCTTCATAATATTTTTTTCCTTGTTCTTTATTTTTTTCAGTATGTGAATCATTATATTTTTTTTTACATTCTGCTATTTTTTCTGTATTTTTTTCTCGATATAATTTTCGTTGTTGTTTTAATTTTTGTTTTTTTGCTTCTTCTTGTTCCATAATTGTTTGTTCGTCTATTTCTATAACAATTGGAGGATTTAAAAAAGCTAAGTGAATTTTACTTTCTAAATGTCTACTTTTATTTCCAAATGTATATTGATTACCGCATTCACATGTAATAATTTGCGATTGTTTTTCTTTAAGTTTTTCCTTGTTTTTCTCTCTCCATTCTTTTTGTTTAATTGCTGCATATTCTTTGTTTGCTTCTCTGTAAATCTTTTTTTGTTCTAAAATTTCTTCTTTATTTTTTTCTTGATATTCTTTTTTATATAATTGAATTTGTTCTTTATTTTTTTCTTGATATTCTAATTTTTGATCTTTATTTTCTTCATATTTTTTTTTCCCCTTTTCTAAAATTTTATCTTTATTTTCTTCATACCATTCATGTTTATATTTTACAGGATCTTCTTTACACATTCCATATGGATTATTTGTATTTAAAGTTGCATTCAAATTTTCTATCCAATATCTTTCTCTTGATTCGGCTTCTCTTCTATCTTTACAGTTATATTTTTCAATTTGTATCATAGACCAATTTTCCCAATCACCATTATCTCTAATGAATTGATATATTTTTGAATTATTTATTTTATTATTACATCTAGTTTTATGTTGATTTTTTCTTTGTATAAAATTTGTTGTATGACCTATATACATGTCTTTGATATTTGAATCTTTACAACATATCTTATATATAATTATTTCAGAGTAATCCTGTTGACATTTTGGCATTATATATATATGCATGTAATATTGTCTTTAAGTTAATATCTTATAGAATCTTATATTTCATTTATCATGTTAAATATTTAAAAATCATCTGAGAATTCAAAAGCAATATCAGTGTTACTTTTATTTGCTAGAGCATAATCGCCAATTTTACGCTCAAACATGTTAGATTTTGATTCTAAACTAATTAGTTCCATAAAGTCACAGCTGTTAGATACATTATATATTTTATCATAGCCTAATTGCACACAAAGTCGATCCGCAACAAACTGAATATATTGCGTCATCATTTGGCTATTCATTCCAATTAATCTGCACGGCAATGCCTCACAAATAAACTCGGTTTCAATCTCTACTGCCTCTTTAATAAGTTCATATATTTTATTTTTATTAAGTTTTTTGACCAATTTGCTATAAAGTAATACAGCAAACTCGCAATGCAGCGCTTCATCACGTGAAATAAGCTCGTTCGAAAAAGTCAGACCTGGCATAAGACCGCGCTTCTTTAACCAGAAAATACTGCAAAAGGCGCCGCTAAAAAAGATACCTTCGACACAGGCAAATGCAACGAGTCTTGTTGCAAAACTACTGCGATTATCATGTATCCATTTTTGAGCCCAATCTGACTTCTTTTTGATGCATGGAAAATTGTCTATGGCATTGAATAGCCTGTCTTTTTCTAGGGTGTCTTTGATATACGTCTCAATTAATAGACTATAAGTTTGACTATGGATATTTTCCATCGCGATCTGAAACCCATAAAATGCACGCGCCTCCGACACCTGCACATCGCTCATAAATCGTTGTGCCAAATTCTCCAAAACGATACCATCAGATGCCGCAAAAAATGCCAAGATCATCGAAATATAATAGCGTTCATCGGAACTGAGAGCTTCCCAATGTGCCAAATCTTTTGTTAGATCAATTTCTTCGGCACGCCAAAAACAATCTACTTGTTTTTTATACATTTCCCATATATCATCGTAACGAATTGGAAACATTACAAACCGATTATCGTCAGGCATAAGTAAAGGCTCAGTTGCATTCTTGGACATCCTAAATAATATATATCATAGATTTTAATATTTTTTAATATAATATATTAAAATATGAAAAATATGAAAATTTTTAATGTTTCGATAAAATAAGAATGGTTTTAGATAAGCATAATAAAAATTCAAAGAGCCAATTGGCTGACCGAGATCTTAAACTTATCCAATTGGAAGAAGAAATTAAAAAGAAAAAAGATTTTCTTCTAGAAAAAAAAGTAGAACTAGAAAAAAAAGAAGGTTTAAATCAATATTTAGAACTAGTCAAAAAAGATTACATGGATTTTTACGACGAAGAAGTTAATAAGAAGAAGAAGGAATTGCAAGCTATGACTATTTTGAATGATTATATTCATTTTTTAGAAGACGAAAAACATTTAGTAAATAACCAATTGATAACAGCAAAACATGATAAAAAAGAAATTTTGCATGAAATAAATAAAATCAAAAAAGATCTAAATAAATTTACAAAGTAATAAATTAATATAATAATATTATAACATGAACGCAATGAAAAAAATGTTTGGAGGCTGGATATACAATGACTCAAAAACAAAAATAGATTTAACACCAAGTTCTAGATCAAAAAGAACTAGGTCAAGATCAAAGTCTAGAACAACATCTTCTGACCTTGATTCTGTTTCTGTTTCTGTTTCTTTTAAGAAAAAGCCAAAAGGTAAAGGCACAAGTAAATACAGGAGTAAAGGCAGAAATAAAAGAAAAAGCAATAATAAAACTATAAAATCTAGGAATTAATACATTATTTTAAATTGGATAACATGCCTTTTAGCAGAGGTAAAGAAATGCAATGAGACGGCCATTTACCTGTTAACTGTCTAGTAGAAAGAGATGCCGGACAACTTCTGCATTTTATTATATGTTTTCTAATGGCGTAAATTTTTTTCCATTTTCGCTGAATAATTTTAATCCACATTGTCTTTATTATTGCAATATGTTCACCTGTAGGCAAAGTAATACATTCAGCGATCTCTGGTTTAATATAATTAGGCTGACTAATTATGTTATGATAATTTCTAAGCAATTTGTGTGGTTTCTCTCTGAATTCAAACTGTTCAATGTAATATTTTTTATAAAATTCTTG